GTTCGAGCTCGACCAGTGCTGCGGTGGCAACGCTGTCCGGCGTGACGGCCACGATCAGCGGCGGCGAGTCGAAGCTGGCGATCACGCCGAGCTCGAACAGCGCCGCGGTAGCGACGCTGGCCGGCGTGACCATCGCGTTGAGCGGCGGCCGGTCGGCGAACGGGACGATGGCGACGCCGATGCGCCGTAATGCCCGCTCGCCGAGATCGGAGATGGTGGTGCCGGACACTACTTATGCGCCGGAGTGGGCTTTGGCTCGTCGCCTGTGAGGATCCCCGCGGCGAGGCTCGACACGCGGGTTGCGGTGGGCGAGCGGACTGGCGCCGGAGGTGGCTCCGCTGCTGCCACCGGGGTGCCTGGCATTGGCGGCCCGCTGGGTGCGACCGGATCGAGGCCGAGCGAGATCAGGTGCGCATCGCGGGCGGCGACGTTCTCGTTCATCAGCGCCGATATTCCGCCGCGGGCGCCGAGGCTGCCATCGCCGTTGAAATCGAGGATCACCTGCGCGCCGATGCTGGACGCCGCCTGTGCGTCCTTCGCGGCCTGATCGACCGGCGGCTGATCCGGTGGCTTTGCCGCCGGCGCAGTGTGCTCCCTGGTGTCAGGATGCTCGGCGTCGTGCTGCTCGTTCTTGTTGGGCATGTGGTGTCTCCTTACGCGTCGGCGGTGTTGGATACGTAGACGGTGACCATGCCATTATCCACCGGCTTGGTGGTGTCCACCGTGGGATCGGTGCCGAACCGCAGCTTGCCGATGCCGCGGATTTCCTGCACGCCAACGCCATGCATGAAGCCGTAATCGCGTGTATTCGTCGTTGACTTCATGCGCTGTGCCCACGCCACGCCGAGCGCCTGCGCGCCGCACAGGAACGCCGCGGCGACGTCGATGCCGCCACCGCCTGAGCCGGTGATGGTGGAGAGTTCCGGGATTTCCCTGATGATCACGCCGTCGAACAGGATATCGCCGGCGGTGAACAGCGGATTGTCGGAGCCGCGGTTCCAGGCATATTGCAGCGCGTTGGTGATCACTGGATCCTTCATCAGATCCCGGAACGCAAACGACGGCACAAACAGGACGAACCATTCCTCGTCGTTGTTCACCGTGATCGGGCGAATGCGCGGATTGGCGGTGCGCGCGATGCGCTTGGCGAGGGTGACGGTGGCGGCAGTCATGGAGCCGGTGGCGACGGTGATGGTGGCGAGCGCGGTCGACATGATGCCCGACGACGCATTGCCCTTGGTGTTGCCGAACAAGACGCGGTCGGCGTTGTTGACCATCCAGGTGTTGCGCTGGGCGGCGGTAGCCGCGCCGTAGCTCACCTGCACGGAACCGTCGGCGGTCATCGAGCCGAACGAAGAGATGAGGTCGTTCCTCATCTTCTCCAACTCCCACGTCAGCAGCGCCTCGCGCGCCGCGTCACGCAGGTCCACGATGGATTTCTGCTCGTCCCAGTCGCTCACCGCGACCGCGTGCCGGATCACGCCGACGGTCAGGTTCAAAGACCGGGCGTTGAGGATTTCCTCATTGCCCTCCAAAATGGTGTTTCCGGTAACTCCCGCGCCCACCAGGCGGCGCACGGCTGGGAACACGACGGTATCGCCGGGCTTGCGTGTCAGATCCTCGCGGACCTGGATCATGGAGGACATCTGCGTCCCCATGTATCTCGCAAATTGATTGCGGCGTACATATTCCATGAAAAAGTCGCTGTCCCATTGCAGGGGAGTCAAGCCGGCTCTTGCCGGTGTAACGTTCATGTCGGCCATGAGTATACTCCATCGGGGTTACTTGGGGATTACTTGAAGCAACGCCCGATGGAGCCCGGCGGCAGCATGACGCCCGATTTAGACAGCCCGGCGGCGGCTCAAAACACCCGATTTCCCTCGGTGGCAGGGTGTGAACTGTGGTAGAAAGCGGGGCCGGATGCCGTTCACGCAGCACCCGGTCCCTGACCACACCGAGTGAGGAACCACCCGATATGGCTGCCAAGAAGCTAGCAGATTTGACGGCTGCGCAGTTACGCAGCGTCCTCGATTACGACCCGCACACCGGGCTCTTCCGCTGGAAGGACGATATCTACCATTGGCGTGCCGGCATGCTCGCCGGCACAGAGAGCGAGATGGGCGAGCGAAACAACAAGCGCCGATATGTGGTCATCAGCATTGGAACCAGAGCGACTAAGAGGCGCCGATACACGCTGATCAACATTCGAAAGCACCTTTACCGCGCGCATCGGCTGGTTTGGCTGTATGTCCACGGCGAATGGCCGGACAACGAGATCGACCACATAAACGGCGACGGAACTGACAACCGGATTGCCAACCTGCGGCTCGCAACCCGATCCCAGAACGTGGGCAACACCCGCACACCAAAACACAACACTTCCGGCTTTAAGGGCGCCTACTGGAACAAGCGCGCGGGACGCTGGTTTGCCCAAATCCGACACCAGAAGAAGCAATACCACCTTGGGCACTTCGACACCGTCGAAGAAGCCCACGCCGCCTATGCCGAAGCTGCCCGTCGCATGCGTGGCGCTTTCGCGCGGATTGAGTAGGAGCAGATGATGGACGACATCTCGGAGATCCGCATTGACGTTCGCGAGTTGCGGCAGCGCACAACGGTGTTGACCTGGGCGGTTGGCATCCTGGCCGGGCTGACGATCGCCATCCTCGGCAACCTTGTGGTGCAGTCCTACCAGCTTGGGCAGACCATCGGCCGGCTCGATGTGCTGATCGATCATGTGCAGATGAAGTGACGGTTATCGCGCGGCGCCGTTGCGCCGCCCCGCTGCCCCCGCCAGGATCGCGTCCATGGTGGGCGGCCCGGTGAAGCTGCTCGTGGTGCGCCCCGCGACGCTGCGCGCGTTGGCGAGGCTCGGCGGCAGGCCGGCGGCTGGCGAGACGCGGGCGGGCGCGTTGCCCTGTGCCTCGGCCTCCCACTTAGCGCGCTCTTCAGCGATGACGCGCGCGCGATAGGCGGCGGGATCGTCGCCGACGTCGCGGTGCAGCCGGATCATCTCGACCTGCTGGCGCACCCACTCGTAGGGATGCACCTGCTGCTGCAGTTGCCGCTCGAGCATCGGGTTCTGCGCCGCGGCGGCCTTGAAGTCGGCGACGATGGCCGACACCGCCTCGGCCCCGATCTCCTTGCGCAGCATCAACTCGGAGGTGTTCAGCCGGTCGTTAAACATCTCGCGCTGCACCTGGGCGATGAAGCCCTGGGGATTGCCGACCGGATCGAGCGGGATCGGCTGATACTGCGGCTGCTGCTGTGGCTGCTCGGGCGGGCGCCGGATTGCCTCGAGTTGGCGGTTGAGTTCGTCGGCGCGCGCCTTTTCGGCGGCGGCCTTGGACTTCCAGTCGTTGCGCACCTTCTCCAACGCGGAGAACGGCACGGTGCGGTTGTCGCCGCCCTGGACGTGGGCGAGCGCCTCGTCGTCGTCCGGCTCGGCGACGGCCTCACGCGCGGGCTTTTCCGGCGTGCTGGGCGGCGTGTCGGGCTTCGGGGGTGGTTCGGGTGCGGGATCCTGCGGCGGCGCCTGGGCGCCGTCCGGGGGCGTCCCTGTGGCCAGGAACGAGTCCAGCTGTGTGTTGTCTGCCATGTTGTCCTCGAGGGAGGCGAAGCGGTCCCGCGCGACCCGCATCCAGCCGTTTATCGTGTCGCGCGGGGCGCCTACCGGCCGGTCTGGGCGGCCGATCGGTTACGTCAGTACTGGTATCCGGTCCAGGTGCATGCGCCGCCGCCGAGGCAGTTCACGCTCACGCTCACGCCCGCGTCGAGTGGCCCGCACTGGAACCCGGTCACCGAGCCGGTCGGCTGCAAGATCGAGGTGCCGGACGCCGCGGTCTGCGCGGTGGCGACCAGATCGATGATCAGCGAGGTGCCGGCCGGGATGATGGAGCATCCCTTCACCGGGCCGACCACCGCTTTGACCGCGGCGCCGCCGGACACGCTGGTGGCGAGGAGGACCGCGGGCGATGCGGCCAGCACGCCCGGCACGAACACCAGTGCCGCAAGCAAGAGACGCCTGATCATGGGAATACCCTCCATTGGGGTCACGGCGCAGCCGGTGGCGCCGGCGTGGGGATCGGCGTGCGCGCTAGCCTGTTCGTGGTCACCATCTGATTGGCCGCGTCGTGCAACGTGGCGAACGTGCTCGCCGCCGTCGCCGCGTTCTGGTGCGGCACCTGCGCCGTCTTCGCCGCCGTCAGCGCCGCATTGGCGTGGGTGTTGGCAATGTCCGCGTGCTTCTTCGCGAGGTCCGCCATCTGGTGAGCAAGCGCCATGTCCGGCGTCATCTGCTCCGGCGTCGGCTGCTGCGCACCGGGCGGATTGTCCGGCGCCACGTTGGGCTGTCCGTAGGGCGGCGCCGAAAAGTCGGCGTGCATCTCGTGCATACCCTGCACGACATTGTGCTTTCGCTCGCCGGCCAGCGCGAAGTTAGCGGCTGCCTTGCTTTGGATCTCGGTGTTCTTCACCTGCTGCGTCTGCTGCGCCATTTGCGCGGCCTGCTGCTGCTGCTGGCCCTGTTGCTGCATGTGCTGCTTCATCATCGTCAGCAGGTCGTCCTTGTTACGGAGCGACGATGCGGCGATCAGCACCTCGCCGGGGATCAACCCAGGCTGCATGCCAGCCAACTGCACCAAGGTCTGGAAGTTCTCCGCCTGCATGGTCGGAATGTCGTTGCCCTCTGCAATGGTGATGTCCACGTCAAGGTCGGTGATGTCGTTCTCTACCCGTATGACCTGCTGCAGCCGCGGATCGCCGGGCTGTAGCTGCAGCTGCTGCATCGCCATCGCGCGCTGCTGCTGCGGCATCTGCGCCAGCTCGTCCTGCAACGTCACCGGCCGATTAATCCCGACCCATCTCGTATCGTTCAAATCATCCGTCACCCGCACCCACTTGCCCGCGGTCCAGTATTCGCGCGCCGCCATCCAGCACATCTCGTAGACGCGCCGCGCCCACATCCGCAGGCTGTCGGCCAGCGGCTCGTTCTGCACCGCGCCGCCCGCCTGCTGCGCCAGGATCGCCCGGCCGGATAGCTCGCGCGGATCGGTGCCGGACATCGCCGCGTTCGGCCCCGATAGCTGCATCTCCTGCGTCGCGTGTTGCAGCAGTTGAAACTGCCCGGTC